GTCTTTATATGATAAAGACAAGGCATGGTTAAAACCTGATGATAGTAAACCAACTGTCTCAAGTAATAAACCAATTGACAGATCTGAAAGTGATAAGTTCATCAAAGAATGTGAAGCCTTCATTAATAAACCAGGTAACAAAGACAAGCTCGGTTTGTTGAAGAAAAACATTTCAAAACGATATGAAACTAATGCTATTAGTGAAGATCAAAGAGATGGATTACTGACACTTATTTTAGAGAAGGAGGACGCATGAATGAACTTATAACCTCAGATCAATTAGCTGAAGAGCTTGGTGTAAAACCTCAAACTGTGCGACTTTGGAGAACCAAAACTCGCAAGGGTCATCCCAGTGGCCCAAAATGGACTGTCATCCTTAATAATACTATTCGGTACAACCGATTAGATATTGAGGACTGGCAGAACAAAACTAACAACCCTGACTAATTAAATTATTATGTTAAGCATTACAGCCGTTGGCAACCTAGCCTCAGATCCAGTACAGAAGGAAACTTCTCAAGGTACTAAGGTAACAAATTTTAGATTACTTACAGACATACAAGATGTGACTGTTGCAATTGATTGCACTGTATGGGGCAATCGAGGAGATGTTGTCATGGACTATATCAAGAAAGGCAATCAGATTACCGTTACAGGATCTGGTAATTTAAATATTTTTGAAAAAAGAGATGGCAGCGCTGGAGCATCTATTCAGGTAAGAGTGAATGATTTTACATTACCTGTAAAGAGTAGAAACTCAGAAGCGATCCCAGCCTGATTTATAGGGGCATTGTCTTGGAAGAGTTCATATAAGACCCCTTTTTTATTTATGACAACAGCCGAAAAGATCGCAGCAGCGAAAAAAAGGGTTGCTGAATTAGAACTTCTCATAAAATTATGGAGCAAAAAATGAAAGTTTCTGCAAAGCCAAATAATGAAATCATGCTTGGTGGTGCTATTTTGTGGGAGGTCACATGGCAACGTAAAGATGAAGATATGTTTGGTCAGGTAATACAGTTACCTCCTAAAGGGTGGTCTGATCCATTGTTAAAACAAATACTGCCCGAAGATGTTGTAGAGGCATTGATTACCAAATATGAATTACATGAAAAATAAAGACTTGATAAAAAATTATTATGACCAGCTTGCAGAGCTACAAAGGCAATATTGGTTTGAGTATATGGAGACTAAGGAATATTGTGTAAGATATGATGCTATAAAGAAAAGGATAGCGGAACTGGAAAATGAGTGATTCAAAAAAGCTGAGAGCGTTGAAAGAAATAAGACGTAAAAACTTAGAGAGAAACTTGTTAGATGTCCAGCTAAAGGGACAGGATCACTATGTGTTTATTAATGAGAGGAATAAGGCACAGGTTGTAAATAAAGATGGTGCATGGGTTACTGAACACATCAGGACATCAATCCTTAAATTTAATTTTGAAATTGATAAGATTGATAAACTATTGGTGAAAGATTTTACAGATGAAGAACTTAAGGAGTACGAAAGAAGCGTTTCATAAATACTCTTTTACTTTTTCTTACTTGATGGGCAGCATTAGCAGCCTCAAGTTCCACAAGACGACCAAGTAAGGATGCAAGAAATACATCCTGTTTCATTTGATGCCTTACCAGATGAGTGCAATACCGTTTGATGCTGTAGATGTCATCAGAGGCCAAGATGTCACGACATCTTTGTTCCACCGATAGTTCAAGCTCCAAAGGAGCATCTTCTATCTCGATGTTTAGAAATTTTCTCTTTTTCATTTTACTGGGAAGAGTTTTTCTTCCAGCATCTTGACGATGGCATCGTCTACGTCATTATCTGACTTGGCTGCTAAGTCTTGTAAGATGGACAAACACGCTTTTCGTAGACTCTGCGATTTGCCGAACTTAATGAACAGGTTAATTAAAAATTTAGACATAAAAGTTTGTGTTCTTTCCCAAACATACCAAAGATTAGCGATTTTGCCCCTCAATACGACTTACGGCTTTCTCCAGCTGTGAAATACGGTTAAAAATTTCTCTTATATCTCTTTCTCGTCTGTTGCTTATGTTTGATAAAACCATGAGGAAGGCGGTGGCTGCTGCCCCAATCAGTGCTGCATGTACCTCTGGCATTGCTTTAAGTTATAATTATGCCTAGTATGACTAATAAATCCTAGTTATGGCAGAAGAAGTCAAAAAAAATCCATTCAAAAAACTCAAAGAAACAATTGAGGACAAAGAAGAGCAATTAGCTTTTATCTCAGTCGTAGTAAGGCTTGTCGTTGTTGCTTGGAGTGGATTCATAGTTTCTCTGAACTACATCTCAATCCCAGGATATAGTAATGAACCAAAAGACATCACGTTTCCTGCTTCGCTTTTAACTGGTGCGTTAGCTAGTTTTGGCTTGGAAGGTTCTAAGAAAAGAGGTGATGGTACATTTAAGCCAGAAGATAAACCATTAAACAAGAAAGAAGTAGAAGCGTTACTAGCATCACAGTCGGGTGGTTATCAAACTATTAGAATAGAAACACCCATCAAGATTCTTGGTGCGGAAGTTGTTAATAAGAAAGAGGACAAAAAATGAAAAAACTTCTTGCTTTTTTACTTTTAATGTCAGCACCAGCTTATGCTGATATAACTTCAAAATTTACATCAAGTGTAAGTGTAAAAGTTGACGCTGCTATGACACAGGCCACAAGAATTGGTGCGTCTTATAGTGCCTCTGGCAGCAATATCGGAACAAGTAATACAAACGATCAGATTGGAGGACTAACTGTAAGCAACAATGTAGCTACACTAGATGCTGGAAATTATTCTATTAATGGTTGCGGAGAAACTCCTGCTAATTGTGCTAGTACATGGTCACTAACAGAGTCATTCACCGCAGCAGATACGATTCCATCAAATAACGGAACAGAAAATACAACTATTTCTGCTGGAACAGTTCCTAACTTTGGCAGTGTAATTTCAACTGTAGCTGGAAGTGGAGATGGTTTTGCGGGATCTATTACATCAGGTCATGGGATCACAGGATTACATGAGGGAGATTCGGGTTCTACTGTCACAGGACAGTTTGTAACGGAGTTAACTATAAGATGATTTATGAAAAAGCTATTATTGTTGCTTTTGCTGTATGCCATACCTGTTAAATCACAGCCTGTTGTTCCGAACTTCACAACGGGTACACTTAGTAGCACCACGAATACAACGACCTCAATCAGTGAGACTATTACTTCTACAGATTATTTTGGTAATTCTTATGAGTACACTGTTACTGGATTGGGAGTCACAACCGATGGATCAGTCGCTCCAAATACAACGGATGTTACAGGGACTATAAACGGGGAAAGTCAGACATGGACAGGACTAGATCTATCGACAGACAACAAGCCAGTGTTTACTCTGGCAGATCAAACTTCTGGGAACGCATTTCAATTTACAGAAACTTATCGTGGCCCAGGTGGGGTATCAAACGTGACAACGATCCAAAGAAATATAGAGTCAACAAGCGTAGTCACAAGTACCTCAGTGTTCTCTCAGTAATTCTGCTATCTCCCACGCAGGTTTTAGCTAATGCAGTAAGTCAATCAAATAATGGAAGCGTTACAAATATGGCTGTACAAACTTTGACGGGTAATATGACAACTAATCAGTATGGTGGGAATATTGTATGCCAAGGGCCAACCCTATCCATTAGCCCATTCACTACTTTTGGAGCGAATTATCTCAAGCCTTATCGGGATTATTATGAAACACCTTTCTACGATCCAACAGATGCTAATGATGATGGAGTACCAGATAATGCTGGTGATATTCTTTTTGAAATGGAAAACTATAGTGGTACAAACAAAGATAGCTTTGCAATTAATACAGGGTTTAGTTTAAATTTTACTATCCCACTAGATAGATCATTGCAAAGTACTTGTGAAAAAGCAGCGACAACTCAGGTACAATTACAACAGCAGATACTAGAAAACAAAAGACTAGATTGGCAGATAGCTCGTATTCGGGAATGTGGCTCATTGCTTGCCAACGGAGTACGAGTGCATAAAGAAAGTC